CTCCAATAAGTGGGTTGAGATGACTTATACTGACCCTCGACCTCAATCCACCCATCCGCATCGGGTTCCTCCCCCTTAAGGTAAAGTGCAGATTCTGAGAAGGCATGGAAGGCAATAGACCCATAAGACCTCTTGCCCGTTTCTGCACCCCCCTTGCTCCTGTGGTGGATCAGCACTACAGCAGCCTGGTACCTTTTTTGGATTTCTGATGAGATAGTAAACACAGATTCAGACACCTCAGACGCCTTGTACTCATCAATCCCGAGTAGCATCCGCAAGATGGGATCGAGTATAACCGCCCGGATCCTGCCATTCCTGTCTGCTACAGAATCCAGGTAATCAAACAGGTCCCGAGACCCATCTGGGGTAAAGAAGAATTCCCGAGTTAGGTCCAGGTAAAATGGCAAGCCCCTTTCTGGGAACTGCAGGTGGGGAAAGTTCGAGATCCCACCCAACCCCTTAGATGCCAGTATTTTGACAATCCTGTCTTGCAAGAGGAAGTTAGGGTCCTCTTTGGGCACGAGTACAACCGGACCTGGATCGTGGATTGAAAAGGTGTTTAGAAATGGTGTGCCTGATGCAATGGACAACCCGAGGTCGAGGCCTAGCCAGGATTTATACATCTTGGGGTACCCAGCGATCATACCGATAGTTGAGCTGAGCCAGATATCCTCGATTAACCAGGTGTCCTGTTCTTGGGGTACCGCCATGAATTGATCGAGGGAGACGAACCCTATAGATGCACGGACCTTTTCTGGGATGAGTTTGAGTACCTCATTCAATGCAATTTCTGGGTCTTGTACCCTTAGCCAGTAATCCCTCAAGTCCTTTTCCCCAGATAACGGGTCAACAAGTGACCCTGTTGGAAATGTAAGGACAGACAACCCACAGTCTACCCCCTCATCCCGCAACTTTTCAAGACCCGATTGCCCACCAGTATCTGCATCAAGAACCGCAACCACCTCCTTTACACCAAGGCCTTTCAATGCAGCCAGGGCACCCTCAAGTGGAGTATTTACCCCCTTAGTAAGACCAAAGGCAGGCAGGCCAATGTACCTGAGGACTGCCGTGTCTGTCTCCCCTTCACATAAGAACACCCTCTGGGCAACGAGGTCCTTTGTTGGGTAGGGCCACAATGGGGGTGAGGGGGAATTCTGGGGTTTCCAAGAAAACTCTTTACCCCCTAACTTCCGCCTCTTTGTTACATTGACCCCGGGCCAATGGAAAGTAACGAACCCATCTAAGATCTCAACCTGCAAGTCTTCCCAGACCTCTTTAGGAACTCCTGTGTACTCAACCCACCACTCCCAGGGATTGGATACTTCATCCTTCTTTACTCGTCCCACTCGCTTGATCGTGATTTTATGCTCACTTGTTGACCCATTGAGTGCTCCGAGTATCTCATCATACCCACACCCAGCAAAGCAATGCACGAGAACACCGGATTCTGTGGGGGTAAGTGAGAGTGATGCTTTTACGTCATTATGGGCAGGGCAGATTGCCTTCCAAGAGTTTCCTACCTGGTAAGCACTCTCAACCGAGGCAAGCCACCACTCAAGATCTTTCTCCTCAATCTCTTTGGAGGTCATCTCCACCTCCATTAGTCTCCTCAAGTAGTTGGGTGGGGGTAAACCCATCTGGGAGAACCCCCACACCCAGCAGCACACCATATAGTTTTTCTTGGTAATGAGGTGCCACCTCAAGCCCACACTCCCACATACTGATTCTGGGTTGGTGGACCCCAATCCTCTCTGCAAGTTCCCTTTGGGAGAAACCTGCCCTCAATCTGAAGAACCGCAAGTTCAGCATTTGAGCCTCCTTTTAGAACAGGAGAGAGTGCAAGTAAACTCCGGTAGTCAGCACAAATACCAGGCCAATGGCCTTCAGTATCTTGATAATAGTGCACCGGGTGCCGGTAGGGAACTCACCATGCTCATAGTAGGTCAACTTCTGACCATTGGGTAGGTCCCCAATTCTGTGAGACCCCTTGCCTGGCCGGACAGAGATTCCATTAGAGGTTAGAAGAGAGGTGACCTGTTTTCCACTCTTTATCTTGGTAGCTGGTACTACTTTACTGCCCATTTACCTGTCCCTCCTTTGTGATGAGTTCTGCAAGCTGTTCCTGAGTAATCACCTCATAGGTCCCCACAACAACCCCAACATACCCCAATGCTTCAGCCCCTTCTAGTATTTTATCCCATAGGGTGTCTGCATCACTTTGGGTCATCCCCTCTATGTGAAACCTGAAGATTGTAACCTTCTCATTCATGGTTTATTCTCCTTCCCTTTACCAGGGCCAACTTATGTGTAGAATAGTTACTGCGAACCAAGACAGTGCCAGTAACAGTAAAACTATACAAACAATCTGCAGTAGCACCACAGGTAGACAGGCCTTTATTTCCTCAACCCAGGTAGGTGGGGTGTAATCATCTTTAGGCATAATTTTCTCCTTCTTAGTTCATGGTTGAGTGGATAGGGAAAACCATAATGCAGAAAAGGGGGGCCTGCACGAGCACCGACCCAGCAGCCTCAAGGGTAAGCAACGCCCCAGTTGCCGTTCCATCTGGAAGGTAGTGGTGCAACCTCTCCCCCATACACAAAGCATCCCCGATCACTATATTTGGGATTCCATCCCCGGGTTTACCTTGCCTTACTGGGATTGGGTCCTGGATGTTGTCTGTTATGGCGAAGCAGTAATATGTCATAATCCCTCTCTTACCAACCAGAACTGGCATAGGACCAGATTTTATACAACAGTATGAGGATGACCACCCCAAGGATGATCTCTGGTGGACCTACTTGGATAGTCATAGTCGGTACCCACAAACAGCGCAGATCCAGAGGACACCCCTCAGGGTGATGAGTGGTCTGAACCAACGGTTGGTATCACACCTCGGGCAGTGACCACGTTTAGCAAATGGTATCATTATGCACCCTCCCAGCCTTTCATGTGGCCCCATTTCTGCCCCACATCAATATCCACCTTGAAGAGGATATCTCCAGGGTTGATCAATCGAGGGGCAGTCATAATGGCCTTCATTGTTGATGCAACTTGGTCCACAAGAGGGTCCTTACAGAGAACCATTATGCTATCGTGAACCAAGAACAGTACCCAGGCTCCATGGGGTAACCTATCGTGCACTTGGATTGCAGAATCAAGATTTAGGTCCGATGCAAGTCCTTGTATGGGTGTATTGACAGCCCGCCTCTCAATATCCCCAGCATAGTTAGTGGGGATGAGGGGGAACCTCCTGCGCCTACCTGTTGCACTCTCGACATACTTGTATTTATGCACAAACTGATGCTGGGACTTGATCCAGTCCCTGAATTTGGGGAAGGATGCAAGAACTCCTTTCAAGATGTCTTCCGCTTCCTTCAGTGTCCATACTTGGTTATACTCGGTTGCCAAGATCCGGGCTTCGATCCCCTCAACAAGTGACTTTGCCCCCCGCCCATAAATCACGCCGAAGTTCAAGCATTTTGCTGCATACCTCTCACCTTTGGTTATTTGGTCCGCTGGTTTCTTGAAAACTTTTATGGCAGCCTCAGAATGGATATCCCGCCCGTCCTTGAAGATTTTGATCATAGTTGGATCTTGGCTGTACCATGCAGCTACCCTTAATTCAAGTTGACTATAGTCTGCAATGAGGAGTTTATACCCCTCGGGTGCGGCATACCCATCCCTAATGATCGGTCCCATGAGGAGGGGTTGGTTTTGGGGATTTGGATCTCTATAGGATAACCTTCCTGTATCCGCCCCATGAATGAGTACATCGGGCCTTACTCGACCATCTGGTCCCATCCGGTTGAGAACTCCCTCGATATAGGTACCAATGACATGGTCAACCTCCCGGTCTTGGATGAGCAGTTTGATAAAGTCATAAACTTGAGGGGTGACTATTTTGCTAAGATTTGGGTCCTCAGCAAGTAGGGTCAGTGTGGTTTTCTGAGTGTTAGGGGGGTAGAACCCCATAGCATTGAGGACCTTCTTGACCTTTATATGACCTGTATTGAAGTCCTCAACCCCAACCCCCTTTGCCTGTTCGATCAATTGAGCATCAAGTATCTCGAGTTCTGCTTTTTTCTCAACAAGCAAGTCCTGCATATAAGGTATGTCTAGGGGGATACCTGTCTGCTCAACCTCGGTAAACATAACAGCCGCAGGGACAAGGAGGTTCTCAATCAGTGGTAGTAGTTTGGGAGACTCTTTATCCAATTCATCAAGCAAGTCAAAGTACAATCTTAGGGTGTAATATACATCCTTGCCCTGGTACTCATACATGGCTGGGTAATCCCGTTCCTCTTCGGGTATCTTGAGAAATTTCTCGAAGTCAAACCCATAGGATTGATCATACCTAATCCTGACTTGAGTCTTCAGGCTAGTAGATTGGTATCCCCGACCCCCACCAGCACCCGTCCCCCTCTCATCCTGTGCATACACCATTAACATGGTATCCTTGGGATGGGTAAGTCTGAATTGCTCTTCATACCACTTGTGGATAAACTGCATGTCATATTTGAGGTTATGGAGAACCAAGGTGGCCTGGGATGTAAGGAGTGACTTTATGGCCTTCTTCACATTAGGGTTGTCTGCAACCGACTTAGGGATAATCACTGAGTACCCGGTTTGGTCATCGAACAGTGCACCAAACCCAATGGACATGATTGTATCTTGCATGGGAGAGAACCCAGTGCACTCAAGGTCACAAGACAGGTGGTCTGCAGAATGGAGTATATCTAGTTGCTCGAGAGCCTGCTTGGCATTCTCACAAACCCAGAGGTCTATAATGGGTTCGTGCTTGGGAGCTTTGTTATTTACCAACTTGAAGATATCGTTAGCAAAGTCCCGGAAGAGATCAGGAGACTTTAGTACCGCTGCTGGGTGGTAGGTGGGCACTGAGAAGACCTCGTAGGGTATGTCCACAAGGTCTTCCTCCCCAATCACAGTTTGGTTTCCAAAGGTCACCCACATCCCCATGCCTTGGGATTTAGTGATCGGTGCTGCTTTGCCTGGGGTTGTCAGTGCTTGCAGTGCAACACCCCCAGCAATGAGAATCTTCTGGGGGTTGACGTGGGCAAGTTCCTCGATCAATCGGTCATTGCAGGCTGCAACCGCTGCTGGTTTAGGAGCAGTGTCTGTAGTGCCATCCTTGGATACCTTTGCCTGGGGCCTGCACAAACAGGCGTTAGTGAAATAGACATCCTCTGGGTTAACTCCCAGCACCTTGAGAGTATCCCTCAGCAACCTGCCTGACTTGCCTACAAAGGGTTGCCCTTTTAGAACCTCGTCTTTACCAGGAGCCTCCCCAAGGATGACTAACCCTCCAGGTTTACCATATCCATAAACTGGGGGACAGTCTTTGAGTGGGCACTTTTCACAGTTAGAATACCCAGAAATCATTCAGGCACCTCCAGTGAGTTTTTCTTGCAGAGTCCCCTCTGACTTCGGTGCCCATGGAGACCATAAGTTTTCTCCTTGATGCCACAGTGGATACATATATAAATGTCATACAAACCGGTGCTGTCTGAGATAGTAACCAGGTTGTTCTTCTCCCAAATGTGGGGTCCGTACTTTCCCTCCTCTTCAGGGGGTAGGGCAGTCCCAAGGTATCTCTTTTTACCGCTGGGCAGGGTTACAACATACCCAAGTGAGGGGCACTTCTCACAAACCCCTTTTAGATAGTATGTTGCATCAGACGCAACAGCAAAAACCCTAATTTTGTCTTGGTTAGTGTAGTAGAAACCCCCATCCTCATCCTGGATGGCAAAGCGTCCCTGGTAGGGTACAACTGTTACCTTTTCTACTTCATTCATTTTACAACTCCGTTGCCCGCTATTTGATCGAACACTTGCACGTTATGCCGGGCTATCTCGAGCCTGTTTTCTGATAGAGGTTGCTCGAAGTACCCAACGGGTCTCTTTGGGTACTCAGGGATAACCCCATTCTTTGGGTTCAATGCAATTTCTTGGGTTGCATAGACATAGGGTTTGGCAGAGTCAACAGAGCGAACTCTATCACCAAACCACTCTGAGATATTCTCAAGTGCCCACAAGTCCCGTCCCCAACCAAGGAGGTGGATTTGTGCATTGTATTGGTCAGCCCAGGGGATGACGTCTTCATTGAGCAACCGGTACAACCCACCTGGCCAGGTTTCATAGTCCTTTGATAATCCCACTGTGATGCCCTTACTCAGTATCTTTGGGAAGGTTCGGTTGGTGCCCTCGATCAATAAGGACAACCCATCGAGGCACTCCCGCCAGTGTTTGTAGGTGGTACCTTGGGGTACAAACATATACCGGTAGGACTGTGCCTGGTCAATGTATGCAGTAGAGGAAAGTAGCATAATTGCCTCAAAGGCACCGAGGATGGTTTCCCTTGCATCGAACAGGGTGTCTGGCATGACAATCTCTTTTGCCCCAACCTGCCTTGCAAGGGTCAACAATGTCCAGATAGGTTGCCCCGAAGTCATCTCATGGGCTGAGTTATCCAGGATGATGAAGGCCCCATTTTCTGCCTCCTTCTTGTAGAACTCCATGTAGGTAGAGTTTGAGAGAAGTAAGTGAGCAAGCACAAGATGGTATTTACGTCCCTTTGCCTCTTCAAGGTGGGGGATAGGTGGGATCAATGCAGCCTGCATGGTTTCAGTCCTTTATCAGTGATAGGAATTCCTGGCGTGCGGATGCCTCATCACGGAAGCACCCCCACATGATCGAAGTTACCATTTTACCAGGGGACTTGATCCCCCTCATCTGCATACAAAGATGCTCACCCTCAGCATAAACTGCCACGTCATCCGTCTCAACAAGATTCTTTACTTCAGTTGCTATGTCAAAGGCAAGCCTCTCTTGCAGTTGCAGTCGATGGGCATATTGCTGGGCGATCCGGGCGAACTTTGATAATCCGAGAACCTTGTCCTTTGTGATGTAACCAATGGAGACCTCACAGTGGAAAGGCAAGAGATGATGCTCACAAAGTGAGTAAATAGGGATCTTCTTTACGATCACCATCTGGTCAACCTGGATAGGTTCAAAGGTTGTGCCTGTGTTTCCAGGGGAGTACTCCATAAACTCTTGGTAGAATTTGGCCACCCTTCTAGGGGTATCTTTTAGACCCTCCCGCATAGGATTTTCTCCCAAAGCATAAAGAAGAGCTTTGATAATCTCCTCTACTGTGTCTGTATGGATCATACTCCCCTCCTGTTACCCCAGATCAAAGTATGCAACCTGGGGGATATATTCCACCCCCGGGTTACAACTTGGGGTCCCATTATCTGCAATGACCTGAGAATACCCTCACGGGTCATACCTTCAGGTTGGATCCATATCATGCTATCAGGAATTCCAACTAGTGCTTGCATCTCCTCAATCTCTTTGAAGTCAAACTCTGAGGTAATTACAAACTTGAAAACAGCCCTCTGACTTTCTAGATATGCTTGCAGGGAAGGCAATTTGAGGCGAGACTCTTTAGAATTACCTGAGCTCTCAAGTTTTGGTGAGACATTGTAGTGCACTTTATAGAAGTCTTGGAGAGGGGGAAAAACTCCTGAGGTTTCAATTTCCACCCTTATATCAAGGTCCTCCAAAATACCTTGTAAGAACTCCTCGAGGATTGAGGATTGAGCCATAGGCTCTCCACCTGTAATTACAAGTAATTTTACCTTCCCAGGAAACCCACACAGTAAAAGTTTTTCCATGACTTGGGTTGAAGACATTTTATGGATTTCATCGCTTGGCTTGTACCTACTCCAATCCCATGAGAAAGCACTATCGCACCAGACACACTTCAATGGGCATCCTGCAAGTCGTAGAAAAGTAGCCTGCTGACCTGTTGAGGGACCTTCACCCTGAATTGTTGGGCCAAATACCTCACTGACTATCAATGGGATGTCCATCTCCAACCTCCTTTGTAAAGATTGCCCAAGTCTTTTCTGTCTCAGACACCTTCACCCATGCAAGTGGGCATTTTCCCTGCAATTTGTTGTAGATAACCACTGCAATGCACTCTGCAGTTGTAGGCAAACCCCATCCAAGATCATTGAGGTTATGGTGATCGAGTTCTTTGATAATAGGGTCCATGAGTTTGCTTAGGTCCCCATAATCCATAACCCAGCCTTTCTCTGCATCAAGAGACTCTGCTTTGAGTACAACCTCAACCGTGTAGGAATGACCATGGAGACGGCTGCATGGATGAGTATCAGGCAACCTATCCAACTGGTGGGCTGCCTCGAACTTGAACTTTTTTGAGATATAGAACATCACTTTTTCATCTCCTCTAATAATGCAAGGAGGAAGCCTGCATAGTTCAAAACATCTTGGGCCTCCTCCTTGACCTTGTGCAAGTTGCCTGACATCTCGTACCCCACGGCCCTTGCTGCCTTTGTGAAGATAATACCCAGGATATCTTGTTCTCCATGGGGAAACATGGCAGTTATGGGTAGGAAGTCATTCTCGCCCCTCTCTGCCTGTTCTGTGACCCTCTGCATGGCCTCCTTCACCTGGGCCTCGAAGGTCTTGATAAACTGGTCATCTGGGATAAGAGCAATCCTGGGTGCCATGATTGTTACCAAGGGGTACTTTCATCTACTTCTTTTTTATCTCTTTCAGCTCTAACTGAGATTGCTATACCCCCTCGTGGAGTAAAGCTACCCACCACTACAACCCTGTAGGGTTGAGTATTCTCCATGATGAAGTCAGCAATCCAGTTTATAAGGGTCTCAGCAAAGACTCCTTCTTCACGGAAAGTGGACAGGAAAAGTTTCCAGGACTTTGACTCAATAACTTTCTCAAAAGGAAAGTAAATAACCTCAATAGAACCGAAGTCAGGTTGAGAGGTTATTGGGCACTTACTTGTGAACTCCTGGGTGGATAGAGTCACTTGATAATACCTACCAGGAGCTGGGTTAGTAAAGTGCTCAAGCACTCTTTGAGGCTCAGTAACTTTATTACCCAGTAAAGTCAGGGTAGGGTAATCAGTAGAACCTGGGTTATGAAGCATTAGTTTTCTCCTCTTGACTAGAATTTTTATGCCATCTTGCTTGCATAGCTTTTTCTCTATGCTCTAAAGACTTTGGTTTACCTCTCAAAGGTGATGGTTTTCCTTTCAATGCCTGGGATATCTTTTTGCAATGTTCCTCAGTAAGAGGTCTTCCTTTTAGAGGGGAGGGTTTACCCTTAAGTGCCTGGGATATCTTTAGGCCTACCTCAGGTTTTCTTCTACCAATAAGAGGGACCCCTGGGTAGGAAGATGCAAGGTTAATCGTACCACCAGGAAAGTGCTCTATCCAGAATTGCTCACACAATCTAACATCCCCGGGTGGGCACTCAGTTAGAGGTCTAAGTTCAATATTCTTATACTTGTTCCAAAGGTTTTGGAGGTAATGATTTCTATGGGTGCCCTTGTTGAGATCATAGAGGTGGCTCTTGTACCTTTCACCAAAAGTTTTTACAGTCGAGCCTACATAAACAACCTCACCATGAGGAGTATTTATAACTAGAGCATAAACTCCTGGTCCCATCTCATCTACATCCATCTTTTAGAACCTCCTAGGTTCGAGATTGCCTGCCTCAAGATATTCGATCACCATGGGCAGTTTAGTTAGAATGTTGAAGTACTCTGCCCACCTGAGTAACCTCCTCAATGCAGGCAGGTCTGTGTTGATAATCTTGCTGCCAATCTGCACAGGTTCGGTTGCAAGATCTGCTATCTGGTGCAGCGTCTTGACGTAGGAGTCTGGGTAGCGGAATGTTGATTGGTGGAATTCACTCATCATCTACCTCTTAATCGAACAGGTTCAACTGTTTCCACTGAACCACAAGGGGATCAACTGCACCATTTGCTCTGAAAGCTTCAATCCGCTCAATGCACGAGGGGCACTTCAAGCAAGGAGCACTTTCTCCTTCATAACAGGTCCACGTCAATTCATAAGGAACCTTGAGATCAAGTCCCAACTTGACAATCTCCTTCTTCATCATCCAGGAAAAAGGGGTGACTAGGCGGACCTTGTGGTACGTCCCGACATAGAGGGCATTTGCCATGGCACCCGTGAACTCTGGGGTGCAGTCTGGGTAGGCCCAATTACGAGCATCCTCTGCATGGACCCCCATGTAAATTTCCTCTGCCCCGATAGACAAGGCAAGGGCAGTTGCCATAGAGATGAAGATCCCATTCCGGAAGGGCACGTAAGTAGGAGAAGGACCGGGGTCAGACTGTGCTATTTCTTGGTAAGTCATGTGGGGGTTGGGCAGCATTTCCCCAACCAAGGTTGATTGGGCACCATCGAACAGGTGGGACTCTACATGGAGAATCCGGTGGTCCCTAACCCCATAATGTTTACAGATAAACCAGGCTGCCGGAATTTCTTGGCCACCATGCTTTTGGCCATACTTAAGGCTCAAAGCAATTAAATCCTCAGCAGCAACCCGGGTTGATAATACGTAGGCAAGCAGTGCTGAAGAATCAAGTCCTCCAGATAGGAGGATAACTCCTTTGGTCATTTGTTTTACTCCTTTTTTAATTTTACTGGGAGGCACTAACCTAATCAAGGCCTACACCTCCCAGTATGGTTTAGAGGGGCGGGTCAGAATTCCGCTGAGGATCGACCCTAGTTATTACCGACCTGCGGATCAGCTACCCCTCTAGCGCAAAACCACCTTGCCGTAATTACGATCCTTCCCAATCTAGTTTCAGGCCTGTATGGGTCGGGATTTCTTATACACGGGCAAGGCAGTCCTAACCCTAGCGGAACTTGGGTCCCTTGTTCTTGGTTGCCACTTTGCCTGCAGGGGCTTTGGTTGCACCTTTCTTGGGAGCAGGCTCAAAGACCTCTTCCTCCTCAAGTGCCAGGCGGTCGACTGTGTTCTGGATCTTGCCCTTGCGGACCTGGGTGCCCACGGTTGCAATGGCGGCGATGCCTGCAACCTCAGGCTCGATCAAGTAACCGGTTTCCTCATCAACCTCGAGGTCCATTTCTACGGCATCCTCATCAATGACCCCAATGTCCAGGAATTGCTGGTGCAGATAGTACAGGGATTTCTCGGTCAGGCCGTTACTCATAAACAGTTTCCTGCCCTCGAACTCCCCATCTGTTACCGTTAGCTCCCAGTTGAGGTACTCGGTCCCTGGGTTCTCTTTGGACTCCCGCACCTGAGCACTTTCGATAACAACCGGGTAGTCCCCTTTAGGAAGGGGGTCAAACTCCTCAATATTGCTAAAATCCAAGTGGATCTGTGCCATAGTTCAATGTCTCCTTTTTGATAATCCTGGGTAGCCTTACTTGGCTTTTGTAATTACTCGGCGGGTTGAACTCCTGGGAGTTGGTTTGGGGGACTCTTCTTCCTGAGGTTCTCCTTCTTCGGTCCCGGGTTCAGACTCCCCTTTAGGGTCAGGGTCAGTTTCTGGCTCAGGTTGAGGGGTTTCTGCTCTCAATAACCGAGGTACTGCAGTGACCCCCAAGGTGTCCAAGATGGTGGTGATCGTGGGCTCAAGGATGTAATCAGGAGCCTCCATGTTCTGGGGTACCCGGACCTTCGTTCTGAGTTTGGGATAGTTCTTCAAGACAAGGAACCTCTGAACCATGGGTTCCCCATTCTCATCCTGCACCTCGCTGAGGGCTAGATAAGCAACCATCTCGAAGATCCCAGGGGCTTCATCTGCAAGTGCCCCGGCCAATGCAGGTTTCTTTACCATGCCCTCACGGGGGTCAAGGTCATCCTTTGCCATGCAAGTTGCAAAGAAGTGAAGGGGTAGGTCCCTGTAGGCCCGCAGCAGGCGCCGCATCTGCACAAGCGCCACCCCATAGTCACCCTGCTCAAGCAAGTCAGGGATTCTCCGATCCCGGGTCCCACTGTCAAGTTGGGTCAACAGGGCAAAGATATGGGATTCTGAGATGCTGTCCAACCCCACTGAATTGTAGGGGTGGTTGGCATTCTTGAGGTAGGCATAACTCTCGTTATAATCCTGCCAATCCCTGATCCTCACTATGTCAATATCTCGACCCACTAGGGTTGAAGTTCCACCCTCATAGTCAAGGACAATCATAGGAAAGGTTCTCTCATCATCTTGAGCCGTTCCCAAGAGATGGGTCTTTCCATGGCCAGAAGGGGCAAAGATGAGACCCTTGCAGAACCGATTTATTTCTGGCTTTGTGAAGTTCGGGGGTCTAACCGTCCCCCTTTGGTGTTTTACTTTTACTGGCATTTATCCTCCGCTTGCAGTTCTGAAATTAGGAATAGTAAGTGTTAGGCATAAAATGAGCATCAATTATCGCCTGAGCATCACCTCCATCTTCCATGGCTTTGCACAACCCCAAGAATACACAGGATTGGCACTTGAAGGTTGAGGGCGAGGGGTAAGCATTTTTCTCAGGGTCTTCAAGTATTGCAAGGATGTCTTGGGCCTTCCTCACTGCCCGCACCTCGAAGTTCTCAAGTTCCTTCAGGTTCCGAGTAGACCCGTCCCGAGTGAAAAACTTGGACCACCCAACTGCTTTGAGAACTGATAGAATGCCCTCATACTCCTCAGGGTCAAAGTCCATTTCCTGTATTTTAGACAGGTATAAATCGTACACTGTTTTCTGTGACATATCCATAGACAGTTTGCCTGACTTGAGGACTTTGGGTTCTGATGGCAACTCTTTGATCAGGGTGTTATACATGAGGCCTGTTGGGATGACTCCCCGGGTTTTATACACGATATAAGCATACCCGGTCAACTGCTCATCAACATCCAACCCCTTGAGGCTGTATGCAGAACCTGCAGTTTTGTGGTCCACCACCCAAAGGCCATCCTTCCTCTCAATCAACAAGTCAATTTTGCCAGAGAGGGTAATACCCTCAGGCAGGGGCACTTGTACCCTTTCCTCAACCGAGATTATCTTGCCATCTAACTTGTCACCCTCATCATACACAGAGTAGTTCTGCATGATACCCAAACCCAGATCCCCCAGGTCTTGCATCTCAGGGTACTCCTGCTGCCATGTTTCTGGGAACTTCCTACTCAAGTCCTCAAGTGACTTCTTGATAAACCTCTGCATGGAAGCAAGTGCTGGGTCCACCTTGAACCCTGACTTGTGGTAGGTTTCCATTCCCTTATGCACGAGTTCCCCTACCCAGAAATGGTACTGGGGTCGCTTAGGACTGTACTTTCTACCCAGCCACCACTGGCGCCTGCAGTCTGAGAAATACACTAAATCGGTAACTGCAACCTTTTTCATTTTACCTCTTGTTGGTACACAATATACCAAATCCCCAACCTGAAGGCATCCTTCTGGTGGGGAGTTAGTTCTTCCTGCCGCCACTTCTGGGGAAGGGGATAGTTTGCAATGCTGAGATTTGTTTTCCAAACTCCAGGGAGCACTTTGATTGCACTTGGGAAGGAACTTTCCACCCAGGTCTTCACACTCTGCAACCTTTGGTTCATTTTCCCTTGGGTCGGGATGGGAGTATCCTCAATGATCACTGTCACCCCAGGATCTCCAATGAACTTCACAAGTAGAGATTCTGGTAAATCCTCAGGTTGCAGTGTGCCACACTCAAGAAGGTCTCCCTCAGGTGAGAGAAGTGCATACCCAGTGGAAATCCCCGGGTCAAGTGCTAAAATCTTCATATTTTGCATCACCTCCTTTTTATGGTGGGGTAATATTATAAGGTGGGTCAAGGTTGATAATCCTTAGTAGACTCTTAGGAGTTTATGACCTCCCCAGTCCCCTGAGTAATGCCACAAGGTCGGCACTTGAAACCTTTGCAACATTGAAGGACTTTCCAGCAAGGTTGTCCTCGATCAATTCATCAACAGTATCTGGACACCTCAGGGTTACAATTACAGGTGAGTGGGCCTGACCGATCAACCTACCTCTATACATTGATTGGACATAGTCGTCCATGAAGAAAGTCCTATCGAGGTAAACCACTGTCTTTGTGTTAGCCAGGGTCAACCCGTACTTACCCACCCCAAGTGACAAGATGAGGACATCTAAATCCCCCCTCTTGTACCCCCTCAACAATTCTTCCCTACGTCCTACCTGGGTTGACCCAGAAAGGTAGGCAGCACTGTAGGACTGCAGATCCCTAACCCTCTTGAGTAGGTACTCCCCTGTTGCTCTCCAATGCACCCATACAAGGATGGGGAACTCACAGGCCTCAAGCTCAAGCATGTCCACTACAGCATCAACCTTGCAGGAGGATTCTGGGAACTCTGACCCAAGGTTAGACGGGCAGGAAACCGCTTGCTGCAACCTAGTCAACTGAGCCATCCGGTTGGGTAGGTCAAGGCCTTGTAAAGACAGTTCCTCAATCACTGCATCCTGCACTTGATAATATGTCTTAGCCTGTTCCTCCCCCATTTCAAGGTTGATGGTTTCATAAATAACATTAGGGAGGTCTGGGATCTCTTGGTACCCCTTTACAAACATAAGGTCCCTGAACTCAACCTTGAAGTCCATATCCTTGGATTCTACCACATTCTTACCCCAAACAGTTTCCTCAACCTCACAATAGAACTCAGCAAACCTCCAGTAGGAGGGAAACTTCTGGGGCTCAAAAAGTCTAAATTGGTTGAAGAGGTCATCAACCCTCTTTGTGATAGGGGACCCAGACAACTCCCAAACTTTCTTTGACTTGCCACAAACCTTCTTCAAGGCCTGAGTCTTGAGTGCCTTGCGGTTCTTCACCTTCACAGACTCATCCAGTACTACAAGGTCCCATTTGATCGTGAGGAAATAGAGTAACCGTCTTACCAAAGTTTCATAGGTGGTAACAACCCACCCTGAAGGTTTAGCAGCCTCGGGTTCCCCTTTTACTTTCTGAGCTATGATATCTCCCCAGTCACTGCAGTTCTCAACCCATGAAGGTAGTAAGGTCAGGGGGGCAAGTACGAGCACATTCTGGTACCCCATAATCTGGGATGCAATGATCGTGCAAATTGTTTTCCCTTTGCGGGGTGCAAGTGCAAGCAGTGACCCATGGAGGGTAGATGATACTAAGTAGGTCACAGCCTCTTTCTGGTAAGGATAGAGGGACTCCCATTTGGGGTGGGGGTTATCCCCCAAAGACTTCTCTGGGAATCCCCACCCCTGCAACCTCTCTTGGGCCTGGTCTGTCAATTCGATCCTCGACCCATAAACCTCGAGTAACCTTTCTGCATACAAACAAACCCCAGGGAACTTCCAAACCCCATCCTTGGCTTCCCTACCTCCATACTTCTTGAGTGCCCTTTTGGAACGCAAGGCTGAACCCTTGGTAGCCAGTACCCAACCAAGGGGCTTCGAGTAATCAAGGCGGGCTTTGAGGATCATGTAGAGCACTCCTGACAACCTCAAGGCCGGTGACTAGGTTTACTAAACGAAACTTACCAAAGGTAATGACCCCTGGGTACTTGGCTTCAATTTCTGCCAATGCCTTTTCTAGGTCCTCAAGTAGTTGATCAGGTTCAGGAGTACCTTCCCTTGCCATCTTGACCTGGACCTCAACTTCAATTTGTCCGATCATAAAAACTCCTTTCTATAGGTAATAAATCACCTGTTTGTAAGATAAACCGCTTAGAACCCTTCTCATGGGGGGTATAGACAGTCATCTTCCTTCCACTTGAAAAACCGGGCAGCCAGTGCCCCTATAATCTGCAGTGCAGACAAGGGTCCAAACCATGTGTTCTGTTTGTTGATACTCCTTGCTGAGTTAACCATCTGGCTGCAAACTTTACAAATATATCTTTGATGCTCAGGATCCAAAGTTTGGTACCACTCGATCATTGCATCAAGCAACCCATCCTCAGGATCTCTCTTTAGGTCTACAACCTCCATTATTGCTCCATGGACGGCTGTGGGGGTGCATACATGGGGCATGCCTTCCTCCTACAATTCCAAGGATGATATAGCACTGTCAACCGTATCTCGGGCTTCCTGCAAGATGTCCTCGATTGCAGACTCAAGTATCTCTAAGTCAGACTCGTACTGGTCATAAGAAGCTTTCAACTCTTTATACCCCTCAACTGCTTTCTCATAGGACTCTTCATCCTCATCCCCGAACTCAGAAGCAAGGGGTTCCTTTCTGGATTTCTTTACTATATTAACTTTCATTACAGCCTCCTAAAAGTAAGTAAGACTCCTGAGTAAGAAGTTCCTTTTCATAAACATACTTAAGGAATTCATCCGATTGGACTAACTGCATAGATACAAGGTCCAAGTTATCAGGATCATCTGAGAGCCATGCTGCAACCTCAAGGAAGTACTCATCACTGTATTGCCACATAGCTCTCTCCTTTTTGATAATCCTATCTGGTCGCCTTCTTGGCGTAGTCCTCAATGGTCACGTAGGCCCGCTCTTTGGCATTTGCACGATCACCAAATAAGGAATTTACCAAGCGGGAACTCTCATCCTTCTTGCTCGTGGGCCGGTAATCCTCATACTCGACCACTGCGTTATATAACCCCCAACCCGTCCCCTTGGTGCTGATGAGGTCAGAGCCTGTACCTTTACCATTGAAAAGGTCAAGCACTGCCTCCTTTGAGCGCTCGGCTGCCTTGCGGTAGTACTCATAATCAACCATCCGGCGGTCAAGTACCTCCTGAGGAGCATTCTCCCTGAGGGTATTGGGCTCGGGGTAGATCTTGTTGAGGATCGAGGTGACCCCCTTAGTGCTAGGTTGATACCCGGCAAACATCTCAAAGGACTGTTGCATCAAGTCAACCCGGGCCACTGCACGATCATACAACCCAGAAAGCCAAGCCTCAAGGCGGGACTGAGCATACTGGTCATGTACCACCCGGTAAACCTCGGATGATGCCCTCTTGGCTGCAATCAAGGTATTCTGGCACACCACCCGGACAGGGGTAACCCGGATCTGCATAGCCCGGAACCCATCGTAAGGGGAGACGATCAGCAGGTAATTCTCAACAAGGTCCCCTTTGATGTCCATGTCTGGCAGTTTGGTGGTCAGAAAAAGGGTTTCCCCAAACCCGAGGCACCCGATAGTTTCAACCTCCCGGTTGACTGCTTGGTCATAGGCCTCACAGACAGCAAGTGGGTCCACAAGTTGGTACTCTGGACCCACAATCCCGAAGACCCGGAACTCCTGGTCATCAGGAGTTGGCTCCCGGACAATAACCCGGTAGGGTATACCGAGGCCTGGGTTTCCTGGCACTGCAAGGGTTTGGAGATCAATAGAATAAGGAGTGATCCGTGAGAAGGCATCAACTGCCCCCAAAGGCTCCTGGGACACCAACCCTAGTCCATGCCATGCAGGTTGGCGTAAGCTGTAAAACCGCTCGTTAAATAGATTGTGAGACATTACTTTTCTCCTTTTTGATAATATGGGTTTAGTACATCCAAGCGCCCTGGGCAGGACTTGAACCCACAACCATCTGCTTAGAAGGCAGGTGCTCTATCCATTGAGCTACCAAGGCGGGTACTCACTTTTTGATAATCCTGGCAATGCACCATCCCAGGATGAACCCCAGAACCAAAGGGGTCAGTAAACTGATGAGAGTCATCTGGCAACCAAGAGGGTAAAGTTCATTCATTCTAACCTCTTTCTCCACCAGCGGGAACCAGAGAACAACCCGTAGCAAACCAAAGCACCAACTAGGAGACCCACTCTTGGGTCTCCTGTTGGGGGCAACTCTCCACTTTCTGGGTACCAAGGGGGTGTAGCGGTTTCATCGGGTGGACTTCCCTCTGGGGGTTCCTCAGGTGGGGGTGTAGTTGTTGGTACAGGTGTCCCCGTCTCTCCCGGGCTCGTAGGAGTAACAAGTTGATCAGTTGGGGTTGGGACAAGAGTTCCTGTTGGGGGTGGTACGGGGGTGTCTGTAGGAGTTGGCTCAACAGGTGGAATTTCAGTCGGGTAGCAATCAGGGTCAGCCAACCCCGGGCTGTATACCAAAAGTAACACAAGGGCGAGGATGACATAGCAAACAACCTTCTCAATCTTCATATTTAGTCCTTCCTATGGGGTTTTCCAGCATACAACCATGTTTTATGCAAGCATGGGTCATGCTGGTCATCATGCAAGTCAGTTTTTGGGTCAAGCACCTCCTGTTTCTCTCTTGAGGCCTTAAGTTGGGCTAGTCTCTTCTCAATCCTCTTTCTATAAAGGGTTTGGACTTTAGTGGTCCACTGCAGTCTGTTTGCTGGGACAATCAAACTACTAGCTATAGCACACCCCAAGCAACCAAAGGTTTTCCAGGACTTCCCATCCCAATACACCCCAAAGTCACCTCCAACCACCTTTGCATACTCACCTGGCAAGTGGTTCATATCCCCTCCTTCCTTGACGTGATTACAACACCATCCCCCAGGTTGATAATCGGGCGGTGCTGACGGGCAGCCTGGTCCTGATCATTCCAGGCTGCAGTTGATCGGTCCCGAGATTCCTCAATGAACCTAACCACAGACTGGGTATGGGAGCACCCAGATCTGGGGTCCATGTAGGGTCGGTACTGTCCCCAGTCACAAGAGCAGGTTGCCCCTGAGTGGTTGGGTGACAGTGCAACATAGTAAGGTTTCCCTGAAGTCCCAGACACCACTCGATAGGTCAAAGGGCTAGTTTGGGTGACTTGGTGGGTAGATGCTTTTTTATGCACAATTTTGGCATTTGCTATCTTGTGGGTCATCTCCCTACCTCGTAACTCCTCAATAAACCTAAGACCCCAGAAACCCTTGGGTCGTTCCCCTTGAAGCAGTATACACAGGGGCAGGACCACCCGTTGGCCTGTTGGAGTTGCTTTGGGTTTATCCACAAACAAATATCTTTGTTGTTCTCGAAGGTCAACAAGAAGACCTGCCCCCAACGGAACCCACTTACTCCACACGCCCTAGGACCAGATTCTACACTCCCCTCAATACAGAACCCAGTCTCGAAGTAGTGACCTTCAAGTAAAACCCGGTTGATAATCTCTGGGACCCTTTCTTTGGTTATTACTGTTCCATCCATTTTCTTTGCCTCCTAAGCATAGTTGGTTGATTACCGGCCTCATCACCGGCACAGGCTGCACCTCCTAATGCAGCCTTCACAGGTTATCCTGCCTGTTACAGGTTCCAATCTCCAAAGTCATTGTGGGCAATCACCCAATACAACCCTCTGAGCACTGAAAGGTTACCTCACCATCTGTATGCTCACCTGGGAGTTTTTCAGTCCATAGGTTGGTATTGGCGACCCTTATAACTCGGGGCATAAGGTACATGGCCCATAAATTTCTGGTTCCTCTTGAGTTTCAGCAACCGCTTGAAGTTGGTAGAAACCTGCCAGCGGTCCCAGTTCCAGAAGTACGTCATAATCCAACCTGAGGTGAAGTTGAAGGTCACCCGGAAATTGGTGATGCCAGTAAACCCATCGGATGTGTACCTCCCTCTGCTCTTGCAGATTTTTAAGGTTATGTCATCAAGTGGACCAAACCGATCTTGGACACGCTCGACCAAACCCCAAAGTTTGTTCTCTGCCCCTTGGGGAAATCGGTCAAGTAATGCTTGCCCCAAGTAGGTTGACAACAGTGCTTTGTCTATGTGGTTCATTTCTTGCCTCCTAAGCAAAAGTTTGGAAGTAGGTTACCTCCTGGATGGTTCCTAGGGACCTCGATCATTTGAGATCCCTAGGAGCTTAGGAGGCGGAACCTTTTGAGGGGCTCCTGGGTGCCGGCGAGGGAATCG